CTATTCCAAAGCCCTTGCCGCCGTTGATAGATAATCCGGCGCAAACTTGGCATAAACCCGTTCAACGGTCGCCACGGTGTCACCCAGAAATGCAGCCACGTCCTGCAATGGAACACCCTTTTCCACCATCCAACTTGCTACCGTATGCCGAACGGTGTGCGCGCTCGCGTCCTTCACGCCTGCGCGATCGAACACCATTTTGAGGCCCTTCTTAATGTCCAGCACGGGCCTGCCTGCGTATTCGATCACATGGTCGCACGTTCTGACTTTAGCGGCGATCCTCATATAGCGGCGCAGTCTCTTGTTCATGGGCAGATAGACGCGGCGCTTGTTTCCAGCCTCATCACCCCGGCGAAAGTCAACGCGATTCCTGGCTAAGTCCACGCGGTCCCATGTAAGCTGCAAAATGGCGGTCTTTCGGGAGCCGGTGCTGATAAGAATGGCGATAAACATTCTAAGATGCCGTCCTGACGTGCGAGCCGCCTTGATGATGGCCTTGACCTCGGCGCGTGTGAGAACCCGCTCTCGTGGTTTTCCAGCGGCGGGGAGGGGTATCTTGAAGCCCTTGGCGTCGCAATAATTCAGCGCGGCAACTAGGGTCTGCAATTCGGTTCTGATTGTGCCGTCCTTTACCGCCCTAGAAGCCCAATAACGGCGCGTGAGGGCGTCGGTGATCTGGTCTGGCCTCATACTGCCGAAATAGGCAAGAGGGGCTTTCAGGAGCAATTCTTGGGCTTTGCGGCGCTTCTGCTCTGGGCGGTCTAAGTAGAGCCTGATGATGTCCTTGACCGTGGTGGGCGCGCGACGCTCGCCAGCTAGAAAGTCAGCTAGGCGGCGTTCTGCCTCACCACGATCTTTTGTCCTGAGGGCAAGCCGTCTTGTGTTGCCGCGCTCTCGCCATGTTGCAGCCCATGCGCCACGGTAGAAGACAAGTCGGTATTCCATCGGATGCTGTCCATAAAGTCCGCAGCGATACGCCAATCACGACCAATCCGGCAAGCCTTAATCTGGCCAGCCCTGCACATGGCCGTGACCTTCTGGGGGCTGATGTGCAAGAGCTGGGCAACTTGGCGCGGAAGGAGAACAGGCGCGCTCATCCCGCACCTTTAATCTTTTCCATCGCCGCGCCCAACTCAACAAACACCGCTGGCAATGGCGGGCTTGAGGGTGGGGGTGGTAGGGGTCGCCAATGTGTATAGTCACCCAAACTCCAACCCTGATGACAGTCGGTGTGTATTTCTCCATCTTCATTAAGATGGACAACATGGACCTCTCGCCAAATGGTGCTAGGGTTTCTGATCTCAATGCTGACTAGAAACGAAAGACCTTCCTCATCCGGCGCAGTGCTAATATCAAACCAGCGGCAATGGCTGTCAGCGTAATCGCAGGCGGCGTCGGCTAGGGGCAACAAAGCAGTAAGCGCCTCGGCTAGTTTGGTCGGCATGAGAGTGTAGCCGTCCGCAACGGGCGCGATAGGGGGCTTGTCATTGGTCATTGGTGGTGTCCTTGTTGAGTGTTTCAAAAATTGCTTTTGCGTTTGGCGTTGGCCACGGGTCTGTTGAGCCTGCGGCCTTTGCAAGAAGGGTAGTAATTGACTGCCAATAGTTCGGGCAAACAGTTGTCATTTGATATTGGTCTAGCGGCGCACCACTTCGGGCCTTAATGGCGTTAAACTCGTGGTAGGCTATCCAAGCCAAACCCTCCAACTCTGCGATCCGCTCCACCAACCCACTAGCCTCCAAAGCGGCTTCGATGGCGGCGCGCATGGCGTCATCCCACACTTGATCCTTAGTGCAATATGCGCGGTTGTAGGCTCGAATTGCGTCGCCTAGCATTTCATCAGTAACTTCAAACTTGCTCATATCTCTCCCCCTTTGAGAGCGGCCTGCTCTTGATAGCCAAGTGTTTCCCGCGCTAGTTTGCAGCAGTCATCGGCGTGCTGTTTGGCGTGCTTCTCTTGCACGAAGCCAATGTCAGCTATCCAGAACAACCCCTCCCGCAGCCTCTTATTCTCGGCCTCGAGTTCAAGGACACGGGCGGCGAGGCGCTTAGCCACGCGAGACTGCATGAAGCCACCAGTTTTTGCCCAATCCCTCAGTTCCTCGTCGGTGAATGGTTTTTGTAGGGTGGTGGTGTCGGTCATCAAAAAGCCTCCTCAGTCTCAGCCTGCAATTCCGCCTTCCGATCGCCAGCCAATTGCTTCAGCGCTTCGACATGCTCGGGATAATCGCGGCGGGTCTGCGCCGATGCGCGCCAAATAGCCTCAAGCATTTCGGTCGACGTCGCGGCCTTGATGCGCTCGGCAATGACTGCGGGCGTGTCGGTTTCAGGCTGGGCGGGCGCGGGTGCCTGGACCTTCATTTTCTTGACCATAAACGGCGCGCGCTTGGTCTTGCTCGCCGTCAAAACAAGCTGGGCGTCTTTCTCTATATGGCTCATTTCGCCAATTCGAATACCGCCCACCTTCATTCCGCCGAATTGCACTTCGGGGTCAAGATAGAGCGTCATAGAGCGTCCGACGTATTGCATGGCGTCAATTCCCCATAGAGCGATCATGACGCGGCGCATCGACTTGCACGGCTTATAGGGCTTGTCAGAGCCTTCGATGTGGATCTCAACAGGCTGGTCTGGCGTGCTTTCCGACGCGCGCACACGGCTAATTGTGATGGTGCGCGGCCCCCCGATGAGATCGTCCGCATTTAGTTGGTCTGATTTCGGCGCGGTAAATTGTGTCATGTCTAGCATTGGTTTTTCTCCTTAGATTATCATTTCGTGACCGAGTTCAATCACGCGCTCGGTAGGCAAAAGCCCGCGCGAATTGGCCTCAAAAGCGGCAATCACCTGCTCGACCTTGGCCTCAAACTGTGTCGCCGCGGCCAAGATGGCGTCCTGAATTACGGGGTCGGGAAACACGCGCACCACGGCCATAGGAAGCCCGCCCGAATAGCTGATATGGTCAAGCCACTTGCGGCCAGTGACCAAGAGGCCAGTCTGGGCCTGCATCACGTATTCGGGCGCGATCTGGTTTGCGGGCAAAAGTTCCGCGATGGTCTGCACTTGGTATTTCTGGCGGCGTGATTTGACTTCTATCAGCCCGTCATCACCGACTAGCCCGTCTGGACTATAGCCAATCGTGAAGTCCCCGAATGAGCGCGTGATGAAGCCGACTTGCGTGACTGGCGCGATCTTCTCCGAGTAGAGATAAACCGCGCTGGCCTCGTCTTGGTGGCCTCGTATCATGTCGTCGCTGATATAATGCGGCTCGACATATTGCGATATTCGTTGCGCGGCCAGCTCGTAAACGTGGGCTCGGGTTTTGTCGTTGTCGGCTACCTTGAGCGTGGGGGTTAGGATGTTTCGGATTTCGGATGCAGTTAGAAGCCCTAGGCGGGCTTGGAGCCACTCGTCGGAACCTTGGATTAGGTCGTCGTAGATTTTTACTGTCATGGTGCTAGAACCTGATTGAAACCGCTGGGATGCTGCCAGCCGCGATGGCCAGCACAATCTCGCGGGCCTTATCTTCGGGAATGTCCATTTCCATGAGCGCAGACTTAGCCGCACCCATAATCTTGCCACGGTGTTCGCGGTCTTGTTCGCGGGATAAACGCTCACGTTCAGCCTTAGCCGTTTCATCGGCAATGCGCTTTTGTTCCGCCAGCCGATCAGCCTCAGCCTTGGCGACCTTTGCCCGCTCGGCCTCAAGCTCGGCCTGATGCTTGCGCTCTGCCTCAAGGCGTGCCTGTTCAGCGGCGCGCTGGGTCTCAAGGATGGCCTCTTGCCGTAGCTTCTCAAGCCGTTCCTCTTCGGCCTTTCGTGCTTCCTCGGCCAAGCGGACGGCCTCAACCTCGGCCTGACGTGCGGCCTGCTCTTGGCGTAGTCGCTCAAGCTCTGCCCGCTCCTGTTCTTCACGGGTGATGCGCGCGTGCTGAATGTTCAGCTTTTCAATCGCGGCATCTTTGACGCCCTGAATATGCTCAAGGCGTTCACGGTGGACGTCAGGGTCAAGCTTCAAATCAGTGAGCCATACAAGGCGCTCTGATACGGTCGCGGCGGTGTCGTCAATGCCGACAAATTCCGCCTTCAAGATCGCCGTTAGCAAGTCGGTGTGCTTTTGCTCGCGTTCCTTTTCGGCGTTTTCCCAATCCGTCAGCGGCTTGCGAACCTCATCTTCAAGAGCCTCTAGGCGCTCTTTAATCGCAGACCCGGCCTCGTTTGCCTGCTTGGTTTTCGTGCGCCATTCCTCGGTCAAACCAAGTCGCGCCTTGTCGATTGCTGTCCGTGTCTTGGCGATCTTGAACGCCATAGAGCGCACTTCATCGCGGCCTTTGTTGGTCGAAACGTCGCCTGAAACCTTGGCGACTTCTTCCTTTAAGCGCTCATAGAAGGCCTCGAATTTTTCTTGATTAAGGATGGCCAGCGCTGGGTTTTCTTGGACCTGCACCACTACATCTTTAGTCGGCTCTAAAACTTCGATCATTGTAAAACTCCTTGTAATTCGCGTGCTGCGGTCAATAGTTTGTCGCGCGCCGCTTGGTGGTTTGGTGGACGAACGCCACATGGTAGCGTCGCTTGCTCGGCTTCACGCAACATGGCGCGGACACGGGCGATTGTGCGGGTTAGGTCGGTGGCGGGCTGGTTCATGCGATCCCCCAAAAAATCAGGACAAAAACCAAACCAACCACAACCGCACCGGCCGCAAACCGCAGCGGTGACACGTAGTCGTCGGGGCGTGCCAAGTCAGCCGCGTCTTCGTGCGCCTGCCAGTCGACAGTCTCAACGCGGCGCATAAGATATTCGGCGGAAATGCGGTTCGCGTCGGTCATGATTGCACCTCAACAAACTTGCCAGCCTCAGCGCGATACACACGTCCAGCCTTTAGTTTGCCCTTGCCAATGCAGCCCGTCGCAATGCCGTTGCACTTTCCTTGGTCGTCATAGCTGGCGAGCGAAACCCATGTGCCATCTATCCCCGTAACGGTCGAACGATTGCCCGCAGACATGGCGACACCATTGGTGCCTTCAATCGCCAGTTTGGAGTAATTGCCCGACGCTGCCAGTTTGGAGTCATTGCCCGACGCTGCCAGTTGGGAGTAATTGCCCGACGCTGCCAGTTGGGAGTCATAGCCCGACGCTGCCAGTTTGGAGTAATTGCCCGACGCTGCCAGTTGGGAGTAACTGCCCGACGCTGCCAGTTTGGAGTAATTGCCCGACGCTGCCAGTTTGGAGTAATTGCCCGACGCTGCCAGTTGGGAGTAACTGCCCGACGCTGCCAGTTGGGAGCCATGGCCCGACGCTGCCAGTTGGGAGTAATTGCCCGACGCTGCCAGTTGGGAGTCATAGCCCGACGCTACTGTAACTCCATAGGCGGGTTTACAAAGGCTTATAATGCCGTCCACAGCGGACTTGATGAACGCGGGCAATGTCAACTCTGCGCGGATTGCAATGCTAGCCGTAACGCTCTTGTCGCCATCGTGCTTAACCGCGCCGACTGCCTCAACAGTCATATAGCGGGTTAGCTTGCCGTCATCTTGGATCAACGGGTAATAATTCCACACGTCCAGCGGATTGGCGCAGAAGTGAAACCCGCGCTCGCATTGAATAGGATCGCCGTCAATCGTGTAGGTCTGGCCCACCTCAAACTGATGATCGCGGCACTTAAGTTCGTGGGTGGCGGCCTTGAAGCCGGTGACTGGAGAAGTTGTCATCACGCAGCCACCTTCATCGAGCGAACTGCAACCCACGCGGCATGGTGCGCCGCAAAATCGTCGTTCATCTCAATGACGCGGGCGCGGTCGAAGTTTGGCACCTCGTCTTCCAGCACGTCGATAATGCCGTGAAGCGCGTCCATGCCAGCCAGCTCACCGATGATGGCAAGCGAGGCCAAGAATGGATCGGTCGCGTCTTCAATCGCGTTCGCGCCATAGTTCACCACGTCTTCACGGATGCGGTCGGCGTCGGTTGGGTCTTGTGGGTTCATTGGGTGTCTCCCGTTTGTTTCGGTGACACCTTGATAGCAAACTGCTATAGGCCTGTCCATAGCAAAATGCTATTGAACTGCATAAAATGAAGGCGGCGCAGAAAACTGGATCGCGCCGCCGTCTATTTAATTTGTGGAATCAACGCTGATGACGCTGCAATCATCGCTTTTGAGTTTGCCGCTTGAGTAGCCGATTGTCATGCCACCAAAGCCATTCTCAGCGCGATACTTCATGGCGATTGCGTGCGCGCCATTCTTATCGATAGGCCCAACTCTGGTTTCGATATGCTCGAACGATTTGGGGTTTCTTAGGTTCTGCATGACAGTGGCGGCAAACTCATTGCTGGCACCGCTGAAGCTACTCAGGCAATGAAAGCCCTTCTTACGACGTTCCGCCTCTTTTGCCTTCTCAGCGGCGGCGAGCTGTTCCGCCTTGGCTTTCTCGGCTGCAGCCAGCGCCTTGCTTTCTTCTGTCTCAGGAATGAGGCTCCCAAGCGCAGCCAGTCCGAAAAATATGGCCAGCACCCAAAACCACCAACGCTTCAAAAGTGGCTTCTTTTCCTTGGTCTCTTTAATCATTTCATCCATCCCTCTAATGGCCTAACCCACGCTAAAGTGACGTCCTCAATAGGCTCATGCGCCGGATTATGGCTAAACAGCGACCATTTACCAACACTTTGGCCGCGCCTTAATACTTTCACAACTAGAGGTCCGCCGTCAATTTGTGCCATCACCTCTTGGTTCACTAGCACTTGTGGATCGCTCGTCGGACCAAATACCAATCGCTCTCCAGGCATAAACCTTGGCGACATGCTGTCACCGGCAACCTTCATGGCGAGACGATCTTTTAGCTTGAAATTGATAAACTCATTTGCGGGATGATTTTCACTCTGATCTATAAACACGGCCTCTGCACCTGCGCTAACAATACCCGCTAATGGTATCGTCATCCCTGCGTCAGATTCGGACTCACTCTCTGGCGACCCTGTTCCGAACATCAGCCACTCAGGTGAGACGCCAAACTTGCGTGCATAGACGGTGGCCTGTTCGCTGCTGATCTTGCGCCGCCCTGCCTCATGATCGGCAAGGTTCTGACGATGCAAGCTGGTCGACCTCGCCGCTTCGGACGTTGACGCATAGCGCTTCGATCGCGCCCATTTCAATCTTTCGGCTGGTGTTTTCATCAACTGACAATAACCCAATTCTTTATAGCAATTGGCTATGGACATAATTATAGCATTTTGCTATAGGCCGATTATGACTTACCCAATCACCCTCTCCGACAAAGAAGTTGCCAGCCGACTTGGCGTGAGCATTCACGTCCCGCGTGACTGGCGAATCCGCAACTCCATAGCCCCGAAATACTGGGACGCGCTCGACCGTGAGGGCATTACGACCCTTCGCAAGTTGGCCGCTCATGCCGCTGAACGCAGCGTTGAGCAAAAGACGGAAAGCGCCGCATAATGGCTAACACCAACCCCGACCAGCAGCGCGAACGCAACGCACGGGCCGAGCAAGCCGTATTGGACGCGCGCCAATACCGCATTGAACGGCTCAACAAGTGTTGCGCGCCTCTCGCTGTCGTCGGTGTCGGTGTCGCTCATTCGCCCGACCTTTGCCCTGCGTGCAAGTCACATGCGGCGGCTCTCAGGTGGGGCCCGAAATGAACAACCAAGATCACAATTTCGGGCTGGCGATCTCCACCCCCATTCCGCGCGCTGATGCGGTGAAAAATGCTTGTGCTGCCCCAATGGGTCAAGTCGGTGCCAGTCCCGCAACATGGGAATCCGACAAAGCACAAGAAAGCGCGCCCCAAGTTTTCTTGAACCCTCGACCCTCCATCGAAGGTTTGCCCTGCGCCACTCTCCCCGGCGCGCACCTGACTGGGGGCGGCATCAGCAACCGCTCCCAGTCCTTTTCTCTCCAATCTGGCCACGGCCTCTTTCACAAGCTGGCCAGCAGTTTTCCAAGTCAAATGTCATCCCTCCCTCGTGGTGCAAGCCAATGATGGAGCAAACGATGACCCAAAGCATTCCGAGAAACTGGAACAAAATATCTGACGCGCCACGCCGTTTCTGCGGATGGATCGTGTCCAATTACGGCGCGGCTAAAACCTACGCACGCGCCACGAACGTCTCTCCGGCAATGGCCGAGAAGAGGCGTCAAGGTGTGGTGCCAGAGAGCTTTCTAATCGAGCAGGCCAAACTGACACGCGAAAAAGGACCGTCTTGGTTCTTTGAAACATTCGCGTTCGAGCTGGCGGCTTTCACAGCACAAAAAGAGGAAGAGGCCCATGCGGCACGAGCGGCTTTTGAGAATTTGCGAAAATCTAATCAGAGCCGCGCGCTCGATGATTGCGACCGCACTTTATGGGATCGCGCGGAAGATTGAGGGGAAGTGATGCGTGAAGTTGTTATTGGCGATTGCCGCCTCATTCTAGCCGATTGCCGCGATGTTTTGCCGACACTCGGCAAGGTGGATGCTGTGGTTACTGATCCGCCGTTTGGTATGTCGTTTCAGTCAAATCATCGCCTTCAGAAGCACGCCAAGATCAACAACGATAGCTCTGATGAGTTGCTTCTTTGGGCATGTGGACTCGATGCAGATCATTCCAAGTATGTTTTCTGCCGTTGGGATAATCTTGTCAGCATCCCGAAGCCAAAATCACTGGTCACTTGGGTAAAAAACAATTGGTCAATGGGTGACCTCGAGCATGAGCATGGCCGACAGACTGAGGTTTGTGCTTTCTATCAAGGTCCAGACCATTTTTTTCCAAATGGTCGCCCAAGTGATGTAGTTAACGCAGCGAGAACGGGCAACGAATATCACCCAACCCAGAAGCCTGTGCATCTTATGCAGGTTATCTGTGAGTGGACTAGCGGCGTTGTGCTAGACCCCTTCATGGGTAGCGGCACAACGGGCGTTGCGTGCGTCAACCTTGGCCGGAAATTCATCGGCATAGAGTTAGACCCTGATTACTTCGAAATCGCGTGTCGGCGCATTTCTGAGGCTTACAAGCAACCGCGCCTGTTTGCTGATCCGCCACCTAAGCCAGTGCAAGCGGGGTTCGACCTATGACCCGCGCCCTAACCACCCTTTTCGCCATCACCTTTTCCGCCGCTTGCTGGTGGATTGTTTTTTTAATTGTGAGGTCTGTGTCGTGACGTTCCATGATTTTAACCTGAAAGTCCCAGTCGCAACCGTGCCAGAACACAAGGCGCGGCTTATTCGCGACGGCATCACGCGCAACGAATATCGCAGCCGGTTTGGCATGGATGAGGCGAGTGAGAGGTATTTTGATCACCATGAAGATAGCAAGAAACTGCTTGAGGTCTTGGAAAAGACGCCGCCTAAACCACGAGGCAAGTTTACCATTCAAGAACTCATCCTTGACACGCTTATCCAGCGCAGAGAGGGCTTGAACGCGGACGAGATCTCGCGCGTCATTCAGGTGAATAAGCGGGTTATCCAGAACGCGCTCTCCATCCTGAAAAAGGAAGGCCAAGTGCGCGGCGAACGTTTCCCCGGCGCAATGAAGGCGGGCCTGTATTGGTTTGCTACAGCGTCGGCAATGCCAGCCAAAGAGCAACACCACGGCATCAGCGACTTCTACCCGACCGTGATCGATATTCAGAAAGTCACGGCGGTTGCTTTCCAATCGTCATTCCGCGCCATTATGTCAGAAAGCCGCTCGCCATCTGTCGTGCGCGCTCGGTTTGCTGCCATCTATCTAGCCGAGAAGCTGAAGAAGCTATCAACCACGGACCTAGCGCGTCGGTTTGCGCGGCAGGATCACACTACGGTCATTCACGCACTCAAGCGCGCTCGTGAGTTTATCCGGCTTGAGCCTGACTTTGCGGCGAAGGTCGATGCGGCTGAGGCTGAATTGGCGAAGGGGCGGAAATGATCCCTAAAACCCTATCCCAGCGCGTCCAAGCCGTCTTACCCTTTTACGAGAAATGCGCCACGGTGAACGACGTGCAGCTCATTTACAAAAGGACATACGAGCTTCGCGGCGACATCAGAACCGCCCTCGAAGGCACCGACCCTGATTTACGTTTCGACGCCCGCAAAGCCTCGACCGCGCTAAAGCTCCATTACTGGAACGCATATCGCCGCGTCGAACATAAGCGTGCCGCATGATTACCCTTCGCGACTATCAGCAAGAAATGATAGCCGACATCAGGGGCGCTCTAACCCGTGCGCGTCGTGTTCTGGCGCAGGCTCCGACTGGGGCGGGCAAAACTGCGCTCGGTTCGTTCATGGTGTCTCAAACGGCCTCGAAGGGTTTGCGTTCCATGTTTTTGGTGCATCGCACTGAATTACTAAGGCAGACCTCAGCGGCTTTCCTGCGCCAAGATATTGAGCACGACACCATTCAGGCGGGCAAAGGCTTTAACCCGCACGTTAAAACCCATGTAGGGGCCATTCAGACGGTCGCTAACAGGCTTGAACTTGTTCCCGCACCTGACTTGCTTATTGTCGATGAAGCCCATCACGCGGTCTCTGAGAGTTGGTCGCGGGTTATCTCTGCGCTTAACCCCCGCTTTATCGTTGGCCTATCTGCTACCCCGTGCCGCCTAGATGGTCGCGGGCTGCAAGAGCAGTTTGACATTCTAGTGCCTGGGCCACCCGTCGCGACCCTAATTGAGCGCGGGTTCCTGTCGCCTTATCGGATTTATGCGCCCCCAAGTGCGGTCGACTTTTCGGCAATCCGAACCACGGCAGGCGACTATAACAAGGCGGACCTAGCCGAGGCCATGGACAAGCCGACCATCACTGGCGACGCGGTTTCCCATTATCACAAGCTGACACCGAATAAGCGGGCCGTGGTTTTCTGCACATCGATCGCGCACGCCGAACATGTGAGGGACGCCTTTATCGCTGCGGGCTATTCGGCTGCGACGGTGGACGGCACCATGAAGCCCGCTGATCGCGCCGCCGTTCTATCCAAGTTCGAGACTGGCGAAATCAAGGTCCTGACATCGTGCGACCTAGTTTCGGAAGGGTTTGACCTGCCCGCTATTGAGGTGGCTATCTCATTAAGGCCGACAAAATCCCTGTCGCTCTGGATTCAGCAAGTAGGCCGCGCGCTTAGAGTTTGCCACGGAAAAGACGAGGCCGTCATTCTCGATCACGTCGGCAACACCATGATTCACGGTTTGCCCGATCAAGAGCGCGAATGGACCCTAGACGCCAAGCCACGGCGGAAATCAGATCGCGGGCAAATCACGACTATTCGCCAGTGCAAGTCCTGTTTCACCATTCATGCGCCCGCCCCTGTCTGCCCGACTTGCGGCCATGTTTACGAAATCACCGCGCGTGAAATCGAGCAGGTGGACGGCGAGCTGATCGAATTCGACAAGGCGCGCGCAAAAATCGAATTGGAAAAAGCGCGTGAACTGGCGAAACGGCAAACCGCACAAGCTAGATCGCGCGAGGCCCTAGAGGAATTGGCGCGCGCTCGTGGGTATAAGCCCGGATGGGTCGACCATATGCTGAAAAGCAGGGGGGCGAGAGGATGACCCCGAATTGCGAAAAAGCGCGCCCCTTATCAGCATCACAAGCCCACTCAGACCTCGTGAACCGGCTCCTGATCGCGCTATCCCAGCGCGGCCATATGGTCACGAAATTCACCACAGGCACGGGCTTTACCCAATATGGCGCGCGTATCTCGTTCGGCTGCCCCGGCTGGGCTGACATCATCGGCACGACTCCGACGGGCCAATTTATAGCGGTCGAGGCCAAGACAGGCACGGGCCGCTTGCAACCAAACCAAAAAGCATTTCGCGAGCAAGTCGAAAAGCGCGGTGGAATTTTTATCACTGCCCGCTCTGAAACTGACCTCGACCAACTTGACCTTCTTAAAAGCTAGGCCACCCCATGATTACCGAGACAGTCGCTTTAACCGACGCCCAAATTGCCTTCCGCGACTTCTGCCGCTCCGTTCACTTGGATCCGGGGCACAATCCCGTGCCGACACATGGCAAGGTGAAGCGTTTCGACGTGATCGACGCCGACGGACGGAAAAAGAAAAATCGCGGATGGTATGCCTTCTACACAGATGGCCGACCCGCTGGCGTGGTGTGCGATCATGCGTTCGGGGTAAAACACACTTGGAAATATGACGGCGAAATCCGCAAGTTTACTAAGGAGCAATGGGAATCAGAGCGCCGTGAAATGCGGGCCGAGCGCAAACGCCGCCACGAGCAGCAGCTTGCGGACTATGCTCTGGCGACACGAAAGGCGGCGGCTAAGCTTGAGTTATCATCTATTCCAGACCAAGATCACGCCTATCTCGCTAAAAAGCGCATCACGGCACATAATGCGCGCGCGATCGGCAAGACCCTGCTTATCCCGATCTATGGCCCAGACCGCGAGCTAATGTCCGTTCAAGAGATCAAGCCGGACGGGTCTAAAAAGATGTTTCCCGGCGCGCCATCCAAGGCGGGTTATTCTATTCTTGGAAAAGAGCCCAACTCTAGCTCGATCATAATTGTGTGCGAGGGTTGGGCAACTGGCGCGACCTTATCTCAGGCCGTTCCTGAATCCTGCGTGCTAGTCTCTTTCAGCGCCCAAAACCTGCCCATAGTCGCGGATATGGCGTCAAAGCAATATCGCCACGCGCGCCTTATTATGGCCGCCGACGACGACCGCGAAACCGAAAAGCGGACGGGCAAAAATCCGGGTCTAGATGCCGCCAAACAAGCTGCGCGGGCTACAAACTCGGATTTAGCCGTTCCTGTTTTTCACGATTATGACGGCACCGACTTTAACGACATGACCGACCTTAGCCAGATCAGGGACATAATCCTGAAATCGCGGCCTATCTCGACTAAGATTGAAACCAGCCCGACTATTCAGGCCGAACCCGAATACTATGACGTGGACCCCGAGCTGATCGATTATGACCCGTTCCACGAGCCCGACCTAACCGAACCCGAATATGACCTAATCGCAGACCTGAAAAGCGCGCCTATATCAGACTGGCGCACCCTCTTGGTTTATGACGACAAGGGAAATGTGCAGTCCCGCGATTTCGGAAATATGCGCCTCATGCTGATCCATCATGAAGAAATGATTGATGTGTTTGCAAAAGACCTATTCGCCTCGCAAATCATGGTCACGAATGCGCCATGGGATAATCAAAAAGAACCGCGCCTAATCACCGATGACGACATATCCCACGCCCGCGAATGGTTCCAGCGGCACGGGTCAAAACCTAGCCAAGGTGAAACCTTGGAGGCTATCAGGCTAGCGGCAAATCATAACGCATACGACCCTGTTATCGACTATCTCGCCTCACTTAAATGGGACGGCAAACCGCGTCTTGATAACATGCTGACCTATTATTTCGGCGCCCAAAACACTGAATTCACGCCAGTCGCGTCGGCAAAATTCATGATTTCGGCGGTGGCACGCGCGCTTAAACCCGGCTGCAAAGTCGACACCATGCTCATTCTTGAAGGTCCACAAGGCGCGAAAAAGTCGTCTGGGATTGCCGCTTTATTTGGCGAGCAGGTTACGCGCTCATCTACCAATCTGTTCGACTCCACAAAAATAGCCGTCGAGATCATGACTGGCGCGTGGTGCATAGAGGTCGCTGAAATGGCCGCGCTGCTAAAACAGCAGAATGCGAACGAGAAAATCAAGGCCATCATCACGACACAGGTTGACACGGTGCGCCTATCTTATGCCCGCGTGACAAGCCAGTTCCCGCGCCGTTCAATCCTCGTGGCAACCATAAACCCCGGCGACAATGGCTATCTGTCTGACATGACGGGGAATCGCCGCTACTGGCCTGTCGTAGTCTCGAATATTGATATAGATGGCCTACGCGCAGATCGTGACCAACTATGGGCAGAAGCGGTGGCCAGATATAAGGCGCACGAGCCATGGTGGCTAGAAGATCAAGATATGGTACATGTCGCCCAGCAAGAGGCCGCAGAGCGTGTCGAGGTGCATCCATGGGACGAATCCCTCATGATGGATCACGACCTGATGCACCGCGAATTCTTTGTCATGTCCGATGCGTTCTCTAGTCTGGGAATTCCTGTCAAGGATCGGAATATGCACGCGCAGAAAACGGTTTCAGGGGCGCTAAAGAGATTGGGTTACGCCCAGACTGTCCGCCGCCTAAATGGCAAGGTTATGCGGGTCTGGGAACGGGTTTAAAGCTGCGCGGCCTTAATCTCGTGGCGCAAAACCTGCATCGCCTTTTCGTGGCGCGCCTTTACCCTGTCCAGCTCCGCCGCAATATCCTGCACGTCATCTAGCGCCTTCTCGATCCGTGTCGTGCCTGTCGTGCGCTCTACATGGCGCAGAGGCATAGGTCGCGTTCTGGCACCGCACAAAGCCCAGACATTCGCAATATTCGCAACACGCTCGGCGACCTCTAGCGGCATATCATACCACCCCGGCACCTGCTCGTCGGTCGGATCTGGAACGGTGAATTGAACGGCGAATTCATCGCTCATAGCCTCATACATGGCGCGCACCTGCGACGCCCGAAGCATTGCCATGTTCACGACCTCGCCCAGCCTGTCGATATGTTTCTGAGGCATAGCGCACCTAATCAGCCAGTTCGAAATCGACTGATATGAGACCCCTAGAAGCTCTGCGGCCTGATCATTTGTGAGCCCTAATGTGGAGATTAAAATCTCACCTCGATAGCCGTTTTTTACCCGTTTTGAGCGCTTGTTCATGGTGTTACACGTCCCGAAAAAATGTTACAGGTCAAAAGTCAATAAAAACAACGATGTTACACGTGTTACACGTATTTGGCCTAGTGAAAAATTCCTACCAAACTGATATATCTGTGTCAATATTATAATTTATATAATAAAATATCAGTTTCATATACTTTTAGAGATAGAGCATTTAGGTGTAACACGTGTAACATCGTTGAATTTAAACGGATTTTTGATTTTCGGACGTGTAACACACGTGTAACACCTGATTTCATTCACTTTTTCAAAAATCCGCCCTTATCCACACCCGCCACCTTTACTCGCCAAGAAAACCACCCTAAACACACCCTCGGGCAAACCTTCGACGGGCCAACCAAGGACCGCGAAACATGCAAAACACATCCTGGCACGTTCTCATCGTGCAATCCGGGCAAGAGACCAAAGCGCGCGACAATCTCGTTGAATGGGGTCGCGTTGAAACCTACCTACCAATGCGGCGCTTCTGGAAGCGCGAGACACGCGGCACTAAACGTGTCCGCATTGCCTCAGAGGCGGCGCTCTACACGGGTTATTTGTTTTTCAGGTGTGATCTATCGGAAATCGGTGCAAGCCTCTGTGTGGCTAAATCTGGGGCTTCTAGCGTGCTGATGTTTGACGGCATACCGGCTCAGATTCCAAACGGTCTGGTTCTGGCCATGCGTAAGTCTGAGGAGCTGGGCAAATGGGATGACACCATTGCAGAGGCTGAACGCTTCAAGAGTTTGATCGGCAGCCAGATCACCATTAAGGACGGCGTGTTGGCTGGTTTCTTGGCGACGATCACGGCACCATGTGGGCAAGACAAGGTTTACGCTGAGACGTTGGGGCCCAGACCTATTCGAACGGTGTTGGATGTTAGCGATTTAGTTGCTTGACACCATCTTGCGAATCAGTTAACCGCGAATCAGGACGAGAGATGCAGTGCGCCATGTGTCGCCACGCTCCCCTGCTCAACTTGTTTGAGCGCGTTGGAAAAGTATTGCCTAAATGATTTTAACCCTAGCGCTATTAGCCGCACAACTAGGCCCCATCACCGAGACCGAGTTCACTAAGGTCGAACGTGATCGGGTTATTGTGGTGGCACGAGCTGTTAGGCTTAACCTTAGCAAGACCCTGCTATCCTATCGCTCCAGCTATTTCGATAGCGTCAAGGTTATCAAGACAGATCGCGGCTTTCATATCTTTTGCGGTCTAATGCGTGGGCCTACCAAGCAAGGCCGCATGTCTGACTGGCTACAGTTCTATGCGACGCCAACCGTGTTTGAGACTGGCCCTAAGGCTTATGAGCTATGCACCTACACACCGGGCAAGCAGGACACGATTGGCTATACTGCTCATATGAATTGGCCAGTTGACTAAACAACATCGTTGGTCGACCAAGTCACGACATGAGACGGGTTATGGTTCCAAATGGGATCGTATCCGCAAGGTCGCATTGAATCGTGACAATCACTTGTGCCAGTCCTGTTTGCGTCAAGGTCGTGTCACAGCTGCCAATCAAGTCGATCATATCAAGCCTAAATCAAGAGGCGGCACTGATGATCTCGACAATCTGCAGGCTCTTTGCAAGCCATGCCATGACGAGAAAACCAAGACAGAAAGCCGTCCAAGTCAGCGACTTCAACGTGATGACGGGTGGCGGGCCTAATAAGTTTCAGACCTTACGCTACGGTAGCGGTGGGGCTCTTGCAAAATCACTGAGAGCAGTTTTGAACGGGGGTAGGTGTGAGCAAGGTCGCAATTCGCCAGCCACGTTATGCCCAAATCTTTGCCGATGATCCTGAAATGTGCGCGGTTGCTACTGAGAAGTGGCGCGAAGTCGTTGAGCATTTAAAGGCAAATGACTGGGTTACGGCTGGTCGATTGTCGGTTGCTGACAGATACGCTCGGGCTTATGCCGAATATGAAAAACACTATCCGCAAGCCGTAGCGGAAGGCCCAGTTAAGGTCGGGCCGAATGGTGGTGATCTGTTCAACTTCCTTTGGTCGGTGGTTGAGAAGCTGAATGAACGCCTTGCCAAGCTAGAGGCAAAACTCAAGATTGATCCTGATGGCGAGGCGACGGTTACGACCGCACGCGGGCCAAAGACTAAGGCCGATGAGTACCTCGAAGACTGACCGCACCACAGATTACGCACGGCGGGTGGTGGATGGAAAGATTGTTGCGGGTGAGTTCGTTAGGCTGGCGTGCCAGAGACATTTGCGCGACCTCAAGGAAGGCCCAAAGCGCGGTCTGAGATGGGACGTGATTGAGGCAGATCGGGCGATTGATTTCTTCCCGTCAGTCCTGTCGATCACGGAAGGCGCTAAGGTTGGTCTGCCGTTTGAATTGTTGCCCTGGCACTTGTTTGTCGTGGGCTCGATTTACGGCTGGAAAGACAAAAACGGCCTGCGTCGGTTTCGTTCTGTGTGGCTAGAGACCGGCAAGGGACAGGCTAAGTCGCCTCTTATGGGTGGGCTTGGCCTCTATGAAATTTTGGGCCGCAAGAAGCAGCGGGCCGAGGTCTATGCAATTGGTGAAGACCGCAAGACTTCAAATGTGCTTTTTAGGGACGCGGCGGCTATGTGTCGCGCGCCTATTCCGGGCAAGGGTGAGGAAACTCTGGTCGGCTCGGGCAAGGTGATCGTGCGCGGCTTTGGTGATAACGCTTGGAAGATCGAGCATCCAAAGAGCCAGTCAAAGTTTGAGCCGCTGGCAAACAGTGACGCGGTTTCGGGGCCTAAGCCTGTCTTAGTTTTGGCGGACGAAATCCACGAAATGAAGACCGGCAAAGCTATCGAGATTTGGCGCGCTGCTATCAACAAGATGAGCGGCGACCCGATGATGGTTTTGGGTACGAACACGCCATCGGTCGATCAGCAAGTTGGGTCTGGTTATAGCGAATATTTCCAGAAGGTGATGCGCGGTGAGTTCATCGACGACACAGCCTTCGCCTATATCGCTCGGGTCGATAAAGACGACGACCCATTTAACGATGAAAGCTGCTGGATTAAGTCTCTGCCCGCTTTGGGCATCACTTACCCGGTCGAGAATATCCGCAAAGCTGTCGACACCTCGCGGAATATGATTTCCACGGCGCTGACGACAAAGCGCCTGTACTTTGGGATTCCTGTCGGGACCGCAGGCTTCTGGATTGCAGAAGACGCATGGACCAAAATTCAGGGCCACGTAGACGAAAATGAAATGCTCGGACGGCGCTTGCATCTGTCCTTGGATTTGTCTCAAAAGAACGACCTCACCGCGCTGTCTGGCTGCTGGGAAGGCGAAAAGCTAAACGTCAAGACTTGGTATTGGACCTGCTCCGAGCGGCTGGCCGATAGGTCGACCAAGGATAAGATTCCATATCGGGAATTGGCTGAGGGTGGTTTTATCACGATCACCGATAGCCCGATTATCGACTATAGCTTTGTGGCTGAGCAGGTTCGTTCGCTATGTGTGGCCCATGACGTGGTGCAGCTCTGCGTTGACCCCTCGTTTATTGGTGACTTCATCAAGGCTTGTAACGACATTGGCTTTGACGTGTGGCGCTATGAGGGGCCGGATAAGCCGGAAGGCGTGGGGCTCAAGATCATAAGTCACGCGCAAGGTTTGCGGGTTTTGTTCGAGGGCAAGCAGCTTTGTATGCCGGTTTCTATCCGGCACCTCGAAGACCACATTCTAAAAGACACAATCACGATTGACGCAAGCCGCATGACGGACATTTGCGCCTCGAACACGGTTATTCAGGCCGACGCTCAAAAAAACAAGATGTTCGAGAAAAACAAATCTCGCGGAAGGATTGACGGCATGGTTACGATTGCGATGGCCGTTGGTTCTGCGACGTCTGAGATTGAGGCGCGCGGCCCATCCGTTTATGAAACCAGCGGGCTCTTGATGGTCTAATGGGAATTTTCGACGGCTGGGGCCTGAAGCCCAAAACGACAAATCAAATCACGCAAGTGAACGCGGCGGGCCAGTCGTTTAATGGCCTGAATGATCCTGCGTTTTATGAGTATGTTCGAAACGGACTAGTAACCGGCACGGTTTCTGCGTCTGATGCGCTTAAAAATACGGCTGTTTTGCGGTCGGTTTCTTTGATTTCTGGTGTGATTGGTCGCATCCCCTCGCCGATTAAGCAGGTGAGTGCGGACGGTCGGATCATCGAGGCGGTGAATAATCCGCTGTATCGTGTTTTCATGCACCGACCCAACGCATGGCAGGACGCAAACCAGTTTAAGAAGCTGATGCAATTGTGGCTTCTGGTGCATGGAAACGCTTATGCGCAGGTGGTGCGGGTTGGCGAGCGCGTCGTTGCGCTGAATCCGATCCACCCTAACAAGGTCGTGGTTTCACAAAACAACGATTTCAGCCTCAAGTATCGGGTTACGCTGCCAGATGGCAGCTATCGAGAATACACATCGCGCGACATTCTGCATTTGCGCGGCGATTCCGAAGATGGGATTAGCGGTGTCTCGCCGGTTCAATTGGCTGCCGATGTAATCAACTCGCGCGTTGAGGCTGCTAAGGCTCAAAACCGCGTGTTCTCAAATGGCATGATGGTGGGCGGCAATCTATCGCATCCGGGCAAGCTGTCGCCTGAAGCGCGGGCTAACCTTATCGCCAGCATGGAACGACGCCACGCGGGCTCTGAGAACGCGGGCAAGTGGATCGTCACAGAAGAAGGCATGACGGCTAAGCCGTTCGCCTCAACCGCTGTAGACGCTCAATTGGCTCAGTTTCAGGCGCTATCGGTGGAAGATATTGGCCGCGTGTTTGGCGTGCCGCGCCCGCTATTGGGTGTCGACGATACAAGCTGGGGCTCTGGCATTGAGCAGCTCGCAATTCTGTTTGTTCGCTTTGGTCTAGCGCCTTGGTTCGACGTTTGGGAGCAAGCCGTCAAGGTCGCGCTTATCCCAGAACGCGACTGGAACACGGTGATGCTTGATTTCGATGAGCGCGAGCTGTTGCGCGGCACGATCAAGGAACAATTTGAAGCCTACGCAAAAGCGGCGGGCTCTGGTGGGCATCATCCTTGGATGGAGCCGAACGAAATTAGGCGTGAACAAAATCTCGGGGAACATCCTGACGGCTTCGGGCTCACCCCGGCTGGACAGGCCACGCCAGCATCACAAGGGGCGACACTATGAGCAAAATTGAATTGCATAGGCCGCAAGCCTTGGCGAAAGCTGAATCGATTGATTGGGACGCACCAAGCGAAGCGCTTGCCCGATGGGCCGAAATTGGCGTTTTTGCGGCAAGCGAAGATCCAAACACAATCTCGATTTTTGACTCTATCGGGTATGATCCTTGGACTGGTGGCGGCTTCAATGCAAAACGCCTTGCCGGTGCTTTGCGCGCTATCGGAAACAAGGACGTCACGGTCGCCATTAACTCTCCAGGCGGCGATATGTTTGAGGGTCTGGCCATGTATAACATGCTGGCCGACCATCCGGGCGCGGTGACGGTCAAGGTTATGGGTGTCGCGGCGTCTGCTGCGTCGATCATTGCTATGGCTGGCGATGAAATTCAGATGGGCCTTGGCTCATTCCTGATGATTCACAACGCATGGGGCGCGGTGATCGGCAACCAGAACGACATGCGCGAGGCTGCAGACACGTTTGCCCAGTTCGATAGCGCGATGGCTGACATTTACGAGCATCGCACAGGCATGGACAAAAAGAAAATTGCCAAAATGATGGACGCTGAGACCTTTATGACGGCCAAGGATGCTGTCGACATGGGCTTTGCAACGTCCACATTTGAGGCGGAAAAGACAGAGGCGGACCCTAAGGTTAGCGCGGACATTCGTGCCAAACGTGAGTTTAGGGCGATCTGCGCCAAGGCTGGCAAGAGCCGATCTGAGACCAATCAACTCTGGACTAATTTTTTTGGCACGTCTGGCGCTGCCAACCAAGGCACGCACGACGCTGCCGAAACTGACAAGCCGAGCGCTGTCATCGAACCGGCGCTAGCCGCGAACCTCCTATCCCTTTTCAAGTCGTAAAGGACTGATGAAATGACTTTTAATCCAAAAAGCTTCCGTGGCATTGCCTCGGTAAAGGCAGACGCCTCCAATCCTAACGCCATCTTGGCACAATTGACCAAGGCTTTTGAAGATTTCAAGGCCGAGAACGACGCACGCCTCAAGGGCAAGGCTGACGTAGTAACCGACGAGAAGGTTGATCGTATCAACGCTTCGGTCGGTGACTTGCAGGCCGCAATTGACGAGCAGGCCAAGAAGCTGGCAGCGTTCGAATTGAACGGCACCGGCGCTGGCAAAGGCCGCGTCGTTGACGCGCAATACACTGGCGACTTCAATAAGTTCATGAAGACTGGCGACGTCAGCGCAGCCTTGACTAAGACCACGCCTGCAGAGGGTGGCTTTACCGCTCCGACTGAATGGGATCGCACGATTACTGACAAGCTGGTGATTATCTCGCCAATGCGTCAAATGTGTTCGGTTCAATCGATCAGCGTCAACGCATTCTCGAAGCTGTTCAACAACAAAGGCACCGTCTCGGGCTGGGTTGGCGAAACTGCCGCACGTCCTGAAACCGCGACTCCAACCTTCGGCAGCGTGACCTACGCGACTGGCGAGCTTTATGCGAACCCATCGGCAACCCAGCAAATGCTGGACGATGGCCAAGTTGACCTAGAGCAATGGTTGGCCGCTGAAGTTGAGCAAGAGTTTTCGCTTCAAGAGAACATTGCTTTTGTCTCTGGCAACGGTGCAAACGGTCGTCCAAACGGCATCTTGACCTATGTGACTGGCGCTGCAAACGCTGCGGCTCACCCTTATGGTGCGATCACTCTCACCAACTCGGGTGCAGCCGCTACCGTGACTGCAGACGGCATCGTCAACTTGGTCCACGCATTGCCAAGCGCGTTCCTGCAGAACGCTATGTTTGCAATGAACCGCGACACCATGCGCGCCGTTCGCCTCTTGAAGGACAACACAAACCAATACTTGTGGCAGCCCTCCTATCAAGCTGGCACGCCGTCCACCTTGGCTGGTTATGGCGTCAGTGAAGTTGCAGCCATGCCAAACTTGGGTGCAGCCTCCAAGTCGATCCTGTTTGGCGACTTCAAGCGCTCCTACCTGATCGTTGATCGGGTTGGCGTTCGCCTGTTGCGCGACCCATTCACCAACAAGCCTTACGTGATGTTCTACACCACAAAGCGCGTCGGTGGCGGCTTGCTAAATCCAGAATCCATGAAGTGCCTCAACACTGCGGTTTAATCTGAAACGGATTGGGCGGGGCTTAATCGCCTCGCCCATACCTTTAAGGGCTCCCCATGTTTAGACCTGTCCTAGTAACGCCACCGACGCTTACTATGGTCTCACTTGAGGAGGCCAAGCGCCATTGTCGGGTAGATTTTAACGACGATGACGACCTAATTTTTGCCTTAATCCAGACCGCGACGTCTTATTTTGATGGCTACAGCGGCGTGCTTGGTCGCGCGCTATTGCCTCAGACATGGCGGCAGGATTTTGACGGTTTCTATGACGTGATGCGCCTGCCAGTTGGGCCCGTGCAATCCGTCACAAGTGTGATTTATCAAGACATTTCGGGGGTCGACCAAACCCTTTCCGGGTCTGACTACGTGCTTTTGACCGACGATTATGGCGCTTATATCCAATTGGCAGCCGATCAGTCTTGGCCAGACGTGGGCGAACGAGCCGATGCGGTGCGGGTCACTTATTCGGCTGGTTCGGCTACGGTCATTCCGGCCATTCGCATGGCGGCTTTGCTTCTAATTGGCCACTGGTACTCCAATCGCGAGGCTGGCGTTGTTGGCTCTATGTCTGATTTGCCTATGGGCGTAGACGCCTTAATCGCGCCGCATCGGGTGCTTCAGCTGTGATCTCTGGCTCCCGTGATCGCCGCATAAAGATCGAGCAGCGGCAAGTCACGCTCGATAGCTTTGGAGGCTCTGTCGTCACTTGGAGCGATCTCGGCACGCGCTGGGCTGCATCCAAGCCAGTCAAGGACGGCGAACGGTTCGGCAATGCTGAGGCAATCGCCACGATCACGCACAGGTTCTCAATCCTTTGGGATGTGAACATGTGGGATCAACTAGATCCAAAGTGCCGCATCACTTTGGACGGTCGCAGCTATGACGTGGTGGCCGTGAAGGAAATCGGACGACGCGAGGGTATCGAAATTAGCGCGACGGCTCGGGCTGAAAATGGCTAGAAATTTCGGGGAATGCTCATGATTGGCGTCAAGGTCGAAACACCAAAAGCAGGACCGGGAATTGGCGATGGCGTCAGGGGTCTCGGCACAAAGATCGCCACGGCTGATGGGCATGAGATTAAGGGTGTTCGAGAAATCAACATCAATATCGCGGTGGATGATTATGTCCGCGTAACCGCTGAAATCGCAGCGCACACAATCGAGGCTCATGGCGAATTGAACCTGGTTGTGGCGCATCCTGTCACTGGCGATCTAACATCCGTCAAGCAAATCACCTTTGCAGACGGCTCGGTCTGGCCTCCCGTTGGCTAGGTTCAAAGTCGAAGGCCTGCGCGAATTAGAGCGCGCCTTGGCTGAATTGCCCAAAGCGACGGCCAAGAACACGCTCAATCGGACGCTAAAACTAGCCGCCCAGCCTATCGCGGACGAGGCGCAAAGGCTGGCACCGCGCGACACTGGCGGACTGGCTGAAGGCATCATGGTTACAGCCAAGAAGCCTAAGAAGCACAAGCCCAAATCAGGGCGTGCGACCGCTGAAATCTATGTCGGGCCGAAAGCGAAATCCCGAAACGCGGTGCCGCAAGAGTTTGGCACGAGCAAATCGGCGGCTCAACCATTCATGCGCCCAGCTTGGGATTCCAAGCAAAACGAGGCGCTGGAAATCATTAAATCAGAGTTGGGCAACCAGATCACTAAGGCGGCTGAAAGGCTGGCAAGGAAGGCCGCACGCAAGGCAGCCAAGGGGGCGTGATGGAAGAAGCTTTGCGAACCTATTTGCTGGCCCAGAGCGGCGTTTCTAGCCTGATTGCAGACCGCGCCTATTGGAACATGCGGCCACAAGCAGCAAGCCTTCCTGCGCTAGTTCTACAGGTTATAGACCGCACGCCAGCCTATGCGATGGACGGCAATTCGGCACTCGCTGAGACCCGCGTGCAGGCTGATTGCTACGGCCTCACCTATTCGCAAGCCAAGACCTTAGCGCGGGCAGTTCGCGCACCATTGGACGGCAAGCGGTTCACACAAAGTTCAATCCGTTTCGAGGCATTCCGCCTGGACGAACGAGACCTGTCCGAAGCGGGCACGACTGAGGCCGAGCGGGTTCATCGCATCAGCCTTGACTTTCAAATCTGGCATCAGGAGTAAATAAAATGGCGGCTAAGATTGGCTTAGGCACTACCGTTGGATATGAAACCACGCCGGGAAGCGGCACCTATACGACTGTCGGCGAGGTGTTCGAGTTTTCGCCCCCACAGTCGTCTATGGACACGGTGGACGCGACCGACTTTTCGCACGCTGACGGTCATCGCCGCTTCATTGCTGGCCTGATCGATCCGGGCGAGGTGACTTTCACGCTCAATTTTGACCCTGCTTTGGCGGTCTATGGCGCAATCGACACGATCTATAAGGCGCGCGTCATTCGCAAGTGGAAGTTTGCTTATGCCGGTTCGACTGTAAACACGGTGGTCGACGCCTTCGTGACTGGCCTGTCTCGCGCCGTCCCGATGGACGACAAGATGACGATGGAAGTCACCTTGAAGGTTTCTGGCCTTCTGACTGAGGCGGCTTCGTAATGAAGTTTGCGCCAGTTCCTTTCACTGTCGGCGAGTCCCAATATCAAGTGGTGTTGGGTCTTGCCGAGGTGGCCACAATCGAGAAAACTTGCGAGGCAGGCTTTCCGACTGTGATGAACCAGCTCCAAATGGGCTTCTTGTCCGCGATCTACACGGTCGCTTCGGTGTCGGTGAAGGTCAAAAACGATCTTGGTTTCGTGCCTATCGAAATGAATGAAGTCGGCCTGATCTGTAACGATAAGGACGCAGGCTTTGTGAAGGCATTGGCCACGGCTACCGAGCAATTGGGAAACGTGCTTGGCTTGCAGGAACCCTCCAAGAAACCTTCAAAGAGTGGGTCCGCCTCGGACTAGACCCGCAAGCCTTTCTCTCGCTCGATGATTGGGCGGTTGAGGCGGCGTTCGAGGGTGCGATTGAAAAAGATCGCAACAGTTGGAAGCAAGCCGCCTTTATCGCGCACCAATCTGGATCGATGGCACGCGTTAAAAAAGTGCCACCGCTCAAAGAAATGATCTCACAATTTGATCCTAAGCCGAACAATTCAGCCGAATTGCTGCGGATGACACTAGAAGCCTTGGGAGGCGTGACACATGGCAAGTAACGCCAACATCGGCTCCCTATTTGTTGATCTCGGTATCGACACGGCGGCTTTCTCGGACGGCTTGAAGAAGGCCTCTGCGTCGGCTGGTGGGTTTGGCGCTAAATTTGCGGCTATCGGTAAAACGGTCGCTCTGGCCGGGGCTGCAATGGCGGCTTCGGCTGGGGCGGCCTTTGTCACATTTGGAGCTCAAGCGTTAACCGCCGCCGATGACATTGGTGATGCTGCGGCTCGTATCGGTATTTCGGCGGAAGCGTTTCAGAAGCTAGGCGCTGCGGCGTCTGCGGCTGGTGGCACGCCCGAATTGATGACGGCGGCGCTTGATAAGTTGAACGTGGGTTTGGGTGCTTTTGTCCAGACTGGCGGCGGTCCAGCGGCGCAAGCATTTAAGGACATGGGGCTCGCCTCAAAGATTGCGAGCGGTGAAATCCAGACTGCGGATCAGGCTTTCTATGCGGCGGCTAAGGCGATGGAGGGCATCGAAAGCCCCGCTGAAAAAGCCCGCATTTCGATGCAGCTTTTCGGTCGCGCGGCTGGTGCTGACATGCTCGAAGTGTTGGCGGCTGGTGAACAAGGCCTGAAGCAATACGGCGAAGCCGCGGCTAGTAGTGGCCGGATCATGTCAAACGAGATGGTCGAGAAGCTGCCTGAAATGAAGGTCAAGCTAGACGAGGCCAAGTTAGCCCTGTCGCAAATGGCCACGGTGTTCGCAGGGCAGGCGCTGATCTCGACCGAACGATTTTTTGACGCGCTCGGGCCTGCGATTTCAGAAGTTCGCAAAATGGCCGTCCAGGTTGGCGAGTTCTTGCGGCCATCTATGGAAGCTCTAAGCGCTTCATTTTCCAAATTGGCCTCTAATCAGGCCTTCATGACGTTCCTAAAGGGCGTTGGTGCGTTGGTTGGCGGGACTTTGGTTGTCGCTTTTAGGGCGTCTGTTGAGCTAATCAATCTATTCGCGAAGGCGCTTGACTGGGCGTTCCAGAAGATCGCGCCGATGATCAACGCAATCGAAAAGCTGATGCCTAAGATTGCTTCTGTCTTTGCTCCGGCAACCGCAGCAATGAACAAGTTCACCAACACCGCCAAAAAGATGGAAAACGACGTCACGGGCAATAGCTACGTGCCGGACATGGTGGATGAGATCGTTCGCCAGATGCAAAAAGCCGACAAGGCGTTCAACAGCAGCGAGCAGGTGATGCAGCGCTATGTTGAGAACGCCAAGCAAATGGCTGCGGACGTTCGCGCCTTTGACCTTATGTCGCAAGCCGAGCGCGCTTCTGGTGCTATCTCCCGCGCTGATGCACGCGCCGCACGTCCTGACTTCTTGGGCAATGTTGGCGCACTCAACGTCAAGGATTCCCCGCTTGCCTCGACTGACTGGATCGACAAGTGGAAAGACGGCCAAACCAAGGCAATCAACGACAATGACGAATTGCGTTCGGCCTTTGCCAACACATTCAGCGAAGGTCTGTCCGAAGCCCTAAACGGCAACGGCGGCAACTGGATGAAGACGTGGTTCCAAAAGACGCTGCAGAACGCCTTCCAAAACGCCATGAGCAACCTGGGCGGCTCAATTTTTGACATGCTGAAGGGCTCTGGCGGCGCAAAATCAAGCGGCGGCGGGCTTGGTGGTATCTTCAATTCTGTCCTGTCGTTCTTCACAAAGGCCCCCGGCTTCGCGACTGGCGGCTCGTTCAAGGTCGGCGGCTCTGGCGGCACCGATTCCAAATATATTGGGATGCGTCTCACCCCCGGCGAAATGGTCAACGTGTCCAAGCCCGGAAACGATAATGGCGGCCAGCTCGTCATTCCTGTGTCGCTTGGTGGCGAGCAGATCGAGACGATCATGGTGGACATCGCAACCCGTCAAGCTACGGTTGTCACGGGCGCGGCGTTCCAAGGCGTCTCGACTTCGCAATCGCGGGCTAAGACTTATTCGAGGTTCGCACGATGACCTTCACTTGGCCTTCGGGCGTGATCGGCAATGTGCAAACCGAGACGCCTATCGCACTTGGTAATCCCCAAACTAGCCCGCTGACTGGAACTACTCAGGGCGGCGGGTCTAGCGTGATTATGTGGTCGCTCGGCCTAGAGTTTCCGCCACAGACCAACCTGTCAAACGTGCGCGCGGTTCGCAACATCTTGGCTAAGGCTAAGCAGGACACGGTGGCTATTCAGGTTCGCCAGCCGGGGCTTACAATTGGCAGTCCGGGAACGATTACGGTGGCGGCCGGACACACGGCAGGCACCAAGACTTTGCCGCTGCAAGGCATTGCAGGCGGCTTTGGTTTCGTTGCCGGCCAGTTCATTTCGATTCAAACTGGCGGGCGCTGGTATCTCTACACCTTGGACGCTGACAGCCCCGCAGGCGCGTCGTCTCGTTCGGTCACTTTAACTAGCACGACACGGGCGGCTCATGCGTCTGGCAATTCGGTCGAGGTCTCAGCGCCTTGGATTGAGGGCTGGATCGAGCAGACATCGCTGACGGCTAACACGGCAGCCCATTACGGCTTCACGCTTTCGATTAGGGAAGCGCGATGAGCATCATCACGGCGTCTCAAGGTGACGCGCCCGAGTTCATTGAGTTGGTCGAGATCACTTGGCCTTCTGGCGTCGTTCGCATGCTGAAGGGCCCAGGTATCGTGACGGCTTTTTCCCAGACTTGGGAATCGATCAGCGACACATGGGGCCAGATTTTAGCCCTTGGTGCGCGGTCTGAAAAAGCTGGCGAGATTTCTAACCGCGACTTGGTTCTAACCACTACGGCCTCGGTTCGCACGCAGCTTTGGTATGGCGCGACTAGATGGTCGCAGGTCCGTATCTGGGAAGCCAGCCGCGACCCGATCACTGGCACGGTCGATGTAGCTACAGACCCTTGGATTGGCTTTGTCGATGACGTGCAGGCCGAGGACGGTATCGACGGCGCGGTCACCGTCACGCTTGTTTCTAACGCGGCAATCCTTCGCGAGCCCGATGCAGGCGCGCTGACTAGCACGACCTCGCAAAATCGCTTCGTCACTGGCGACACGGCTTTCGACTTCATCAGCGGGCCGGTTCGCGATCCGTTCAGCCTGCAAGGTGTGAACCCAGATGGCGGCTACAATAATGGATACGGCAGCGGCGGCGGTTTCGACTTTGGCTTTGAAAACACGTTCGAGCGATAAATGAACCTCTATCAACGCACGATGCACACGCAAAAGCTATTTGATGAGTGGCACTTGTCGCCGCATGTCTGGGGCTCGCTCGACTGCGCGCACATGGCGGCTCGTATGGCTGAAATCATGACGGGCAACAATCCGGCAAAAGATTGGCCTGCTTACGAGAGCGAACAACAGGCCTTTAAGGTCATTCGTGGTCTTGGTTTCAAATCCCTGCAGGATGCGGTATCAAGCTACGCGACCCTGCTGGATGGGCCTCTATTCGCCATTGCGGGCGACATCGTGGCGATCAAGGGAAGTAAGGCTCGCATGCCTGCGCTTGGTGTCTGTCTCGGGCCTGATGCGGTGCTTTGCTTTTGGTCTGACTTGGACGACGCGGGGCAGATTATTCCCGGCACGTCAAAGGCACGGCGTTTGGATATGCAATTTGCCGAATCCGCCTGGAGGGTTGCTTAATGGCTGATCCTATCTCGGCGGCGATTGCGGCTTTCTCTGCGGCGGCGGCTTCGGTCACAGCGGCGGCGACCACGGCCCTAGTTTCGGCAGGTCTAAGCACGGCGGCGGCGGCGGCAATTGCATCGGCTGGCACTCAGTTTGCAATCACAGCCGCAGCCACAGCCACAATGTCGGCTCTGTCGCCAAAACCTAAAATAAACGCGACCGCCTCGCAGCTACAAACCAAGGTCGGCGCAGTCACACCTCGCGCTATCATCATGGGGCGCACGGCTGTTGCTGGAACACTCTTGACGCCAACGCCGCTAAAGTCTGGCAAGGATGATCGGTTCGCGTCCAACTTCTATGCCCTCTCGCACGCGGGTCCATCTGGCGTGGTTGAGAGCATCCAATGGGGTGACGATACCGTTACTTTCGACGGCAGCGGCAATGCAATTGGCAAATACAACGACAATATGTGGCTATTCCAAAAGAATGGCGACTGGAACCAGACCGCGATTTCTTATGCAGGCCATCCGGTTCTAGGCTCTAGCACGCCATCGGCTTGGGATTCGACTAAGCGGGCAAGGGGCTGCTTGGTCGTGGCCTTGGTTGTTCGATACGCGGCCAAGGTTTTGGGCGGGAATATGCAGACGCCGCTATTCGTGGTGGATGCCAATGCGGTGGCGCTCACAGACCCGCGCACAGGTTCGGCGGCTACCACACAGGCACAACGCAGAAACCCTGCTGTATGGGCTTATTCGTGGCGTCTAGGCTGGTTTCAAAACTCTAAGCGCGTCATCGGTATGGGGCAGGCTTCGGGCGAGCTTCACGCGGCGGGCTATGCCTATGCGGCGAACGTCGCTGATGCCAATGGCTGGACAATCTCAGGCGAGGCGACGACTGCTGATGATCGGTACGCGGTCGAGATGGCCATGCTTCAGGCATGCGCCTCGATCCCGGTCGAGCGCAACGGTCTGCAATCGGTGGTGGTTTCTGCGGTTCGCTCTAGCGTCGGCACGATCACGAGCGACGACCTACGCGGCGCGGTCAAGTGGCGCTATGCCACACAGCAAAGTTCGCGGCCAACGTCGGTGCAAACCCGCTATCGGTCTGAAAGCAATCGCTGGCAGATGGTCGAGGGCGCAGAAGTCACCGACGCGGCATGGCTCACAGAAGACGCAGGGCGCGAAAAGCGGGTCACGGTAGAATATCCCTATGCGGCGGGTGGTTCAGCTCATGTTGGCCATCTGGCAGCCTTGGACGCCTCTAATTCGCGCGAGCCTTTAATCTTTAGCCTGCCATGCAAACAGCGCGCACGATATGCGGGCTTCGTTGGCGATGCGGTCACGGTATCACTGCCTGAGATTGGCCTGTCATCCACCAAAGTGATCATCGTTTCGCGCGTCGTAAACTCTGACGGCACGGTCGATTATGAGCTATTGGTCGAGACGGACGCGAAATATGCATTCGCGGCTGGTAAAACTAGCGCGGCTCCATCTTTTACCTTGAATCCGGGCTTCGACATCTTCTCAGTGCCCCAGCCTTTAGTTGGTGAATGGTCATCGGCGGCGGTCACGCTGTCGGAAGGCACCACAACCTTACCGGCGGTGCGGGTCACGGGATCTGCGGCGGATTATACATTTTGCACCGGCTTAGTCTTTAAGCTGAGATTAAACACAAGCGGCGCGCCCTGGCTGGTTTCTGATGAAGCGCCACCAAGTGCGACGCAACACGAATTCAGGGGTTTGACGCCTGATACTAGCTATGTGGCGGGCGTTTCCTATCGCGGTGCAACCGGTGTTGAAGGGCCGGTGCGCGAATTGGGTGCGGTCACAACCGGCGTTTTGATCGTCGGCACGGTGGCAAGTGTTGATTTTGCCGGTGTGACCGGATCAACCAAGCCCGAAAACAATGCGACGGTTGGCGGGCGCGTCGGGGTAAACATCTTCCCCAACTCGGGCAGTACCCCGCTACCCGGCACACAGTTGCTAAATGATCAGATCGGCATTGACGCAAACGGGCGCCTGACCAACACGGGAACAGGCTCGGCGGTTGTCGGTAACGCGCAGATCACAGTTGACGCAAACGGACGTTTGACCACAACTGGGACAGGCACGACAGTAGTCGATAACTCCAAAATAGCTTTGACCGACGGCGCGGTCGCTACAGTAAACACCCGCATCGCGACTGAAGAAACTACCCGTGCATCTGCTGACAGTGCTTTGGCGACTAGGGCCACCAACCTCGAATCGACCGTCAATAACGCAACGACGGGTGTTGCAGCTACAGCCGCTCGCTTGACGACTGAAGAAACTACCCGTGCATCTGCTGACAGTGCTTTGGCTGCCCGGAGCACCACCCTTGAAGCACAGATGGCCAACACCTCTGGCTCTGGTCTACAGTCGCGTATCGCAACTGAGGAAAGCACTCGCGCGTCTGCCGACTCCGCACAGGCTTCGCAGATTACGACGCTGAGCGCGACTGTAAATGCTAATCCAAATCTGTTTCCTTACCCGACTCCGATAAATAATCGCACGCCAACTCAACTTGGATGGACTGGGACTCCCATAACTTCTGTCTATTCTTCCGGCGTCGGAGGCTTGGTTTACTATAGAGCACGCGCGTCAGGCGGTTCAGCGCTAAATGAGGGTTATCAATTCGACCTACCCGAAACGATGGCTTTCAGCACGGGACAACAGTTCACTTTTTCGTGCTACGGTTATGCCGGATCGGCAACTGTCGGTGATCGAGTCTATGCGTTCTTAGAGTTCAGATCGGCTGACAACTCGACAAGTCTTTACATAAGCCCCGCAATGACGCTCAACAGCGGCGGGACCAGACAGGCTGTAACAGGTACTTTCCCCGGCTCACCTACCAACGGTAGACTACGGGTTATCTTCATACGTGAGTGGCCTTCGTCTGGAAGTTACCAAGACGTTGTGTTCAATATGATTAAGGTTGAATGTGGTCCTGTTGCGACGGCATTTACGAACAGCGCGCAAGTAATTGTGAGCGCAAACGCGATTGCAACACTCAACGACAGCGCAGCTTTCTGGCAAGTCTTGGTTGCGGCGTCTGGGGGTGACCCCGCAATCGTTCGACTGTTCTCAGGTCTTGGCGGGTCTGAAATTTCACTTGCCGCTAAAGTCCTGAGCCTGATTAACACCTCATCTGGTGTAGCGATGCCTGTAATGCGCGCCACTGGCGGCGAAGCATTCTTTCAGCGCCCAATCAGTTCTGACTTTGGAACGCGCCGGGTGACAATTGGGCCGGGCTACGGGGTCTTTGGCTCCGAAGTCGTGCTTTGGTTCGGCCCGTCCACTATCGCGCCAGCAAACCAATCTCGGACAAACTGTATCTTTGCGCTCGGTACTGACGGCATCGTCTACTACGGCGGAACCAATCTTGAGGTTGGCGGCATGCAGGGTACGCTGAACCTGTACAACGTCAATTTGACGCGGTCAGGAGCAGGTTCCACAGTCCAATCCATGACAGCCACAGGCTTCGCGCCCGGCACTATCAGCTATCTTTGGGAGTTGGTTTCAGGCGATGCGGTCAACATCGGTAGTACAACGGCTGCCACAACAAACATCGGGCACTCACTTTCTGTTGGACAGACCAAAACCAGCGTCGTGAAGTGCACAATGACCTCATCTGCCGGTCCTTCGACCTTCCGTCTGCTAAACATCAGCTCCTCTGAAATATCGTAAGGAGAACGAAAATGCCTGCACACCTGTTCAAGTACCTGATTGCTTCCGTCACCTTGGCGTCGCTTGCAGCTTGCGCCCCTAACAAGGCTAAGCCAGTCGATCCGGTTGCTTCGACCGAGCCTCGCGACTGCGACAAACCAAGTCGCGACGATCAAGGCCGTCCGGTGGACCTCTGCTAATGGACAACCTAGACTTTACCGACCTCTCAGCCAACGAAGTGTTTGATTTGCTTGCGCTGCACACCCGCTGGCTTGCGGAACAATACAAGGCGGGGATGCAAGCCGTACCGCCTGAAATGGTTGTAGCGGCGTTCCAATCTGGCGACCCGCAGAAGACCTTCTTTATCAACTCCGGCAACACGCATCTACCTGTAATGGCTGCTGCTACCGAGAGCATGAAGTCTGCGCCTGCAGTCGAGTTCTTACCCCCAATACCGTTACCCCAAGAGTAAAATGGTCTTGATCAATGCCTTCCCCTCAAGCCTTCGCAATTGCCGGAGTAGATCCAAATGAGTGAGCCTTCACGCCCCCGCACCATCCGCCTGACAGACGCCGAGTTAAAGTCAATCGCGCACGAGGCCGCGCAAGAGGCAACCAAGGCGCTAGAGGCGCGGATCACGAGCCTAGAGATGGCGCTCAAGTCTGGCCAAGGCGTCTTGATTGGTGCCGCTGCCGTGGTCGGATTCTTCTTGGCTGACGGTATCTCGCGGCTAAAACATCTGTTGGGGATTGCCGCATGAGAGATTGCTCTTTCACGGTGGATCGCGGCGCAGACCAGTCCATCCTGTTCAACATTTTCACCAGTGAAAGCCTAACAACGCGCAAGAACCTGACGGGCTGCACGGTGACGGCTTTTATTGGCGCGGGCACGGCGACCATCACCAAGGCGCTTCGGATCGTCGACGCACCTACAGGGCAAGCCGCCCTTGATCTCACACCCTCCGAAAGTCGGTTAATCTTGGCTGGACAACGGATGGACGCAGAAATCGAGCTTCGTGAAGGCTCGCTTCAAATCATTGTCGGGCGCGGTCGTGTGACGGGTCTCGGCGGAATCAACCTAGACACCTAAGGAGTAAAAGAAATGGCAATTCAATTTTCTGTAGCGGTTCGCAATGGCCGTCTCGATAGCTTCGAAACCACGGTCGGCACATCGCCAACTCTGGAAATCCGCTCTGGTTCTGCGCCTGCCAACTGTGCGGCGGCTGCTACCGGCACGCTCTTGGCCTCTATGGCTTTGCCGTCCGACTTCATGGCCGCAGCTTCAGCGGGCGCTAAGGCAATCTCAGGAACATGGCAAGACGCCTCAGCGGACGCCACAGGGACGGCTGGTTACTTCCGCATCAACCAAGGTGGCACATGCCACATGCAAGGCACTGTGACGGCTTCTGGCGGCGGTGGCGATATGATTATCGACAACGTGTCGATTGCAACTGGTCAGCAAGTAAACGTGACGGCCTTCACGCTGACTGACGGGAACGCCTAATCATGGGCCTGCTTGCCGACCTAGTCCAGCAATTTACAGCCACCACAGGCACGGGCACGGTGACGCTAGGCGCTGCCGTGACGGGTTTCCGCACGGTCGCGGGGGCTGGGATTGCTGATGGCGTTGTCGTGTCCTACGTCATCCAAGACGGCACCAATCGCGAGACCGGAACGGGCACGGTCGGCAGCTCTGGCACGACCCTGACGCGAACGCTTCTGGCATCATCGACGGGTTCGCTCTTGAACCTCAGCGGCTCGGCTGTGGTTGGGATCGCGCCTAATGCGGCGGACTTTACGGTAGATGTATATCCGCCTGCCAATTTTGGACCTCGCTATCGTTCTTGGCTCCTTGACCCTAACGATGCGTTGAATTTTAGTAATGGTGCTGGGCCGTTTGGTGGTCGGTATTTTTTAGCTCAAGACAACACTGTTACTTGGAGTCGAGTACTCATTCCATCTGGAAACGGTCGAGTTGCTCTCCGCCGCCGAATTACTAATTACACTCCTCAGGATGCTGGTTATGTTCGAGGTCAAAGCAATAACAGTTTTATCCTAGACCCTGATGCGGGGGCTGTTTGGCGCTGGAAGGCTCGGGTAAATTTAAGGCCGGATGGTCAGTCGGCGCCAGACGCGATTACACATCGCTATACTTACGTTTGCGGCTTCAGTTCCTCATGGACGGGTAGTGCTACTTCCGCAAGCAACGCGGCGTTTTTTCGTTATTACTACGACAGTTCTGCCGAGACTCCTGCTTTACAAGTAATAACTCGACGTAATAGTATTGGTCAAGGAACGGACATAAATGCTAATTTGATTATCGCTGGGTTTGTTACTTTAGAAATTGTCTTGAGTGCAGCCCAAGTTCTTTTCTATGTAAACGGCACACTAGTGGCAACGCACACAACGGTTCCCGATGGAGCGCTGAATGACGGTGACGTTTTTGTTAGAGAGGGTCACACAGGGGCGGTGAACATGGACCTCGCCTACATGTCAACGTCTGTAAGCTGGGGGAACGACGCATGATTATTCGAGACGTAGTGACCCGTTTAGATGGCTCGGTTGAGATTGTTGAGTTTGAAGCGCCGTCTCCGGCCCCTGTTGTTCGGCAGCGCGTCACCAAGGCAGCTTTTAAAATAGCAGCGGGGCAACTGGGTTTACTCGCAGCAATCGAAACCTTTGTTGACCAATTTCCCTTCGACGCACCGGCAAGAATCCTGTGGAAAGACGCAACAGATTTTCAAAGGTCAAACAGTCTATGGGACCTTTTTGCTCCGCAACTTAATCTTTCTTCCGAAGACGTAGATAACCTATTCAACATAGCAGGTCAGACAGACGATGCTTTCTGATAAAGAAATCGACAATCTATTCATCGAGGGGGCTAAGATCAGATAATGGCTGACATCATCGCTGAAAAAGTTGCGGAGTTCGATGCCGCGCTTCCAGATTGGGAGGTCGCGCGCATCCTCAACGAACCCGACGAGACGCTCCCAGAAATCGTCGAGATCCGGTCGAAACTGATTGGGCCGGGGCTAATCATGGAGACGCTCGGAGCGGACGCAGGGGCGGCTGTGCTCGACGCGCTGGAGGTTCTGGCCCAGAGCATACCGCGCGTGAAGTGGGCGATGCTCCTCATCAAGGGTGCGGGCGCGGATGCCGGGTCGGAAATGGTGCGCGATCAGATGGACGCACTGGCGACCCAAGGCGTGATCACCGCCGCACAAGCTGACGCGGTCAAGCGGCTTGGCGAAATTCGAAGTTATCCGTCGTGGGCAGAACACAACGGGGTTGAGGTGACGGCGCGAACCGTTGGTTTGGCGCGAGGAGGTGTATAATGGCAGTCGCAAAATGGGCTTCACCCGGGTCTCGCTCGTCGAACCTCGCTGGCACCGCGCTCAATTCGCTGGCCAACGGTTCGGCGTCATCGCTGATCAGTTATGACAACAGCACCGCGCGGGACCTCTACGCGGCGGTGGCCGTCAAGATTGGGTCAATCACTCCGGGCACGGGCGGCAGCGTCACGCTGCGGGTCTATGCGGGCGACGGGACGGACCTGCCGGACGCGAACGGCGGGGCCTTTGACAGCTACACGGCGGCGTTGGCCTCGGGCGCGTCTGCGAAGGTTGTCACGTTCCCGATGGTGCGGCTCTATCCCTTTCCCTGCCGCTTGCAGATTGTGAACAACGCTGGCGTGTCGTTCGCCGCGAGCGCGAATGAATTTTACGTCCGCACTTACAATGAGGATGTCAGCTAATGCCGCGCGGCGTCTCGCCTGTCGATGAGGCGAGGTTGCAGGGGCGGCTCTGGACGCCTGCGCAGGTGCTTCCAGCGGTGTGGCTGGACGCCGCCGACCTAAGCACGATCACCATTGCCACGGGTGTCAGCGAGTGGCGAGACAAGAGCGGGAATGGTGCGAACGCCACGCAGGCGGCGGCGGGTGCTCGACCTGCGTATTCCCAAACAGGCTTCTTTGGTTTGCCGGGGATCACATTTGACGGGTCGGACGACCAACTGGACGTCTCCACCACGCGGATGCGGAACACCACGCACGGCGTCTATTGGGTGTTCATTCGGCGCGGCACGGGCACCACTGGCGATGCTTATAAGCCTAGCGTTGGTGTCCTCGCTGGTGGTAATGACCGTGGCGCGCTGCATTACGTGAAGAACGGTAGCAATTTCGGGGCGTCGTATCCGTACTATGGTGCTCCGGCCATTTCAGCTTACGATCTGGGTTCCGGCACGGCGTACAACAATACCGACGCGCAGGTCATGGTATTCCAGAGCAACGTGACAGGCTGGGGCGTGTGGCGGAACGGCAGTTTGGAAGGAACCACCAACGCCATTGCTGCGCCGGACACCTCGAACACTGGCTTCACACTCGCGGGTCAAAATAGCCCGGCCCGGAAGTCCAATATCACGATGACCGAGTTCATTCTGCTTGAGACTACGGACAATCGCCGTCGCGAGACTGTCGAAGGCTATCTCGCCCATAAGTGGGGCCTGACCGCCAATCTGCCCGCCGCGCACCCGTTCAAGAACCGCCCGCCGCTGATCGGAGACTGATATGGCACTCCGTGTCCGCGTTCCAAAGCTGGCGGCACCCTCTGCGCCAGCACCTCCTACTACGATCGTCTATTCCGGCGTTGTCGGGGGCGCTCCCATTGGCGTGCTTGCGCTTGGTGATTTGGGTGTTCCTGTTGCTGCTGCTAGTGAAAATAATGCCACTTTAGCCGCAACGCTTGCCAGCGCCACGCTCGCATCTAGTGCGACGGTTCGGCTATCTGCGACGCTGACGGCGACACTTGGCGCTGCTACACTTTCGGCGGCGTCTACCGTCCGAAACAATGCGACGCTGACGGCGACACTAGGCGCTGCCACGCTCTCGGCGGCTTCTACAGTCCGCAACAATGCGAGCCTGTCTGTTAGCCTTGCCAGCGCCACACTCTCGGCAAATGCCACGCTCGGGTCTAGCGCCAACGCGACATTAAACCAGACATTGACCAACGCTACGGTGGCCAGCTCGGCGACCGTTCGCAATAATGCGAGCCTTTCTGGCACGCTATCCGACGCGACACTTTCGGCGGCATCTACTGTCCGAAACAATGCCACCCTATCAGTAAGCCTTGCAGCGGCTACCCTGTCGGCAAATGCTACACTAGGCTCTAGCACCAACGCGACATTAAACCAGACACTAGCCGACGCAACACTGTCTGGATCGGCAACGGTTCGCAATAACGCGGCTCTAACGGCCACTCTCTCAGGTGCCACTCTAGCCGCCACAGCCGCGCTAGGAGCGCAAAACAATGCCAGCCTAAGTCAGACACTAGGCGCGGCAACATTGGCCTCTAGCGCCTCTGTGCGGAATAATGCGGCCTTGTCTGGCACACTTGAGCCCGCGCTTGTGGCGTCCTTGGCGACGGTGCGGAATAACGCCGCGCTATCGTCTACCCTGTCAGCGGCAACATTGTCGGGCTCTATCGCCCTTGGGTCTGTCAGCACAGCGCAGGTAAACGCCACACTAAGCTCTGCAACCGTCATTGCTTTGGCGACGGTTCGAAATCAGCTTGCCCTTGGTGCGACACTAGCCAACGCAACACTAGCGGCGACTGCTTCGGTCTCTGGCGCGCCACAGTTTAACTTCACCCTTGAAATCGACCTAGCCATTCCAGACACGCAGCTAATCGCGGTCTCGATACCAGATAGCCAGACTATCGCGCTGGCGATTTCTGCCAAGTGATCGATCTGGCGGTCTAATCCGCACGGGCTCGTGTGGCGATAAAATCAACCTACAATTTAGGAGCAAAAGATGGTGACTAAGCCAGACTGGAACGCGCCTGTGCACGCGTGGACATGGGATCAATCGGCTGGGCTGATGCTTGATCCAGACGGCAAGCGATTTGCGGGTGGTTATTCCGGCAAACGTTCTGGCCTCAATAACCCGCTACTTCAAGATCAACGCGCCCACGGGCCGATTCCGCAAGGGCTCTACTCGATTGGTCCGCTGCGTCGGTCGGTCAAGACGGGTCCAAATATCATGGACCTGACGCCATTACCCGGAACCAACACATTCGGTCGGTCGGCTTTTCAAATTCACGGCGACAACGGCAAGGGCAATCGGTCGGCTAGTTCCGGCTGCATCATCCTTGGCCCTCAATTCCGCACCATCATCGGGAGAAGTGCGGTCAAGACGCTGCGCGTAGTGGCGTAGCTACAGGAGCAAAGCAAATGCAATACATCATCGATCGGTTCAAAGAACCTTCCACCTACGCTGGCTTGACTGCCCTCTTGGCGGCTTTCGGCGTGAACCTTGACCCCGGCTTGCTTCAGGCCGTGTTCGCCGTTGCCACCGCCTTGGCTGGCTTGGCTTCGGTGTTCGTCAAAGAAAAGCAAGCCTAATGTGGTTCAAAGCGGGCATTTCATTGGGTGTCGTGCTCGCTTTTGGGGCGGGATTGTGGTGGGTCAAGTCACGGCTTGATCTGCTGCAATCTACCCAAACTCGCCTAGCGCAGGTCGAGCAAATGCTCATCCAGTCGCGCAATGAGATTACCGCCCTTCAACTCGCCAATAAGCTAGACGCGCAAGAGGCCACCACAGGCTTTGAGAAGGCAGACTGGGCTTGTCAACAGACAGTCCGGCAAGCGGTCGCTGGCACGCGCGTGAAGCGAATTCCGGCGCAGGAGATCATCAAATATGTCGAAACTCCAGTGGGCAATTCTGATTGTCCTAGCGTTCGTGTTCCAGATTATTTCAGGGTGTCAGACATCCAAGAAGCCGGAACCGATCCTGATTAAACCTGCATGTCCTGCGGAGATTAGTGCGGAGATCAGGCCAGAACCAATCGCGCCTGTCGAGGCAATAACCAATGACGCGGGCCGTGATTGGCTGGCGATAGAGTTTCTCCCTTGGGCTAGAGAGAATGTGCGTCGGCTTGGTGAGGCTCGCAGCTGGTGCTTGCGGGGTGCTCAATAATGCCCCCTCCTAAGCTAGACCGCGACACGGCTGAGCAGGCTATCGCTTATGTCGAGATGGCTCTCAAGATGGGCAACCGACCGCAAAACGTGTTTGGCGTTGGTCGATCTGCTATGGAAGTCGCCGCTGAGAAGGCGTTGGAGGATGGCTTTACTGCCAGCCGGAAAGCCTTGCACTTTCGGGTCGCGCTGGCGGAAAAGTATTTTGGCCTCAAGCCTGATTGGTCGCTCTATACCCCGCCGCGCTACGTCCAGCCGGTTCCGCGTCAAGTCCTGTTTCCGGCATCGGTTCCAAACCCGCGCGCCTATGATCCGTTTGGCGAACGTGAGCGCGTTCTCATGATTGGCGACCTTCACCAAGACCCCAGGCATCCACACCGCGTTGAGGTTCTTGCATGGGCGGCTAGATTTGGATCTGATCGCAAGGTTGGTCGCGTCGTTCAAGTCGGTGATTGGGGCACGTTTGACGGTGCATCGTTCCATGACAAGAACGACACCTTGAAGGCAAGACTGAAGCCAACCATCAAGCAAGACCTCGACAACCAGAAAGAAAGCCTGATTGCGTTTCATGACAACAAGCCTGCCGACTGGAATCCAAAGCTAGACATCACGCTGGGCAATCACGAAAACCGCCTGCATCGTTTCGAGAACGCCAACCCCGAAACTGCGGGCATGTTCTCGAACGAATTAGAGACCAACTTCGCGCAGTTCGGCTGGCAAACGCGGCCCTATGGCGAGGTCATGTTTATTCAGGGCGTCGGCATATCCCACCACCCCACAAATGGCGCAGGACGGGCTTTTGGTGGCAAGACGGGGCCACAACGCGCCGCCAACGAATTAACCTGCTCGTTTATCTCTGGGCATACACACGCCTTCCAGCATTACACGTCCGGCAAGATCGGCCTTGTGTCTGGCGTCGATGTGATGGAAGTCGGCTGCGCTCTGCCTTGGGGCGAGATAGAGGACTATGCAGTAAACAGCATCACGAATTATTGGTGGGGCCTAGTCATTGTCGACCTTATGGGCGGACGGATCGTATCAGCTGAGAAAGTCGATATGATGGCCATTCGGGACATGTATTCTGATGACGGGGCCGATGTGGCTAGATTGCCACGGTTGAGGGCGTAA